GGAGTTACGACCTTATCATCTTTGATGAGGCCGCTCTGGCTGATGGAAGAGACGCCTTCAATGTTGCCCTTCGCCCCACGCTCGATAAAGATAACTCAAAAGCCATCTTCATAAGTACACCTAGAGGAAAGAATAACTGGTTCTCCGAGTTTTTCTACAGAGGATTTCAAGATGAATTTTCAGAATGGGCATCTATTAGAGCCACTTATAAAGATAATCCTCGCATGTCTGAGAATGATATTGCGGAAGCTAGAAAATCTATGTCCGATGCTGAATTTAGACAAGAATACGAAGCCGATTTTAATACTTATGAAGGTCAAATCTGGAACTTTAACTATGAGGAATGTACAGCAAACTTTAGCGAAATAGATACTTCTAAAATGGATATATTTGCAGGTCTTGACGTAGGTTATCGAGATCCTACAGCTTTTTGTGTTATAGGCTATGAGTGGGATGAAGAGAAATATTACTTATTAGACGAATACTTAGATGCTGAGAAAACTACTGAGCAGCATGCAAAAGAAATACAAACAAAAATAGAAAAGTGGGATATAGATTATATTTATATTGACTCAGCAGCTCAACAAACTAGGTTTGACTTTGCTCAAAACTACGATATTTCTACTATCAATGCAAAAAAGAGTGTTTTAGATGGAATAGCGCACGTAGCCGCAATAGTAGACAATGATAAATTACTAGTAGAGCAAACCTGTGCTGAATCATTATCGGCATTAGATCAGTATCAGTGGGATTCTAATCCTAATCTAGCCCGGGAAAAACCAAAACACAACAGAGCTTCACATATGTCCGATGCACTTAGATACGCATTGTATTCATTTGAAACTTCTGTAACAAGTTTTTAGGAGACCTCTGAAAAATAATGTTTGACATAGTATCTGAAACTAGATATAATTCTGTTATTGAAAATAGAAGTTCTAAAACCCAATGGCCGAATTAAAACGAGATATAGTAAAATATATCCGAGATAGAGCGAAGAATAATTACGAAAAGGACTCGGAATGCTATATCTGTGGGGATGACGTTAAATTAGATTTCCACCACTACTATAGTTTAGCACCTCTTATACACAACTGGATGAAAAAGACGGGGCATGATCCTAAATATATTCTTGCAATTCGGGATGATTTTATAGAAGAGCATTGGGCAGAGTTATATGAGCACACTGTCACTTTGTGCTACGGACACCACAGACAACTGCACAAAGTATATGGCCGCAACCCCGCATTAACAACGGCAAAGAAACAAATGCGCTGGGTACAGATTCAAAGAGATAAACATGGCATGGTATGACAGATTCTTTAGAAGTGAAGAGGATATTTATGAAAAATTAAATCCTGTTCAACAGTACTTTGGAACAGAGTCACAGTCGTCCCGTGAGCATACTCAAAGTTATGAAAAGTACTATGAGACTATAGAGATTGTTAACCGTGCAGTAAATATGGTTGTTGATGACTGTGCGGAAATACCAGCAATAGTACAGCCTATTAATATGTCTGGAGTTGTAAAAGGGATAAAGCGTTCAAAAGTTCAAAAACTTATAAATGAGGAACCAAACCTATTCCAAGACATCAGCTCCTTCAAGCGTAATTTAATTACTGATTATATTCTTGATGGTAATATTTTTATTTATTATGATGGTGCTCACTTCTACCATATTCCTGCCTCCGATGTTACAATTCATGCAGACGCAAAAACGTTTATAAATAAGTATACCTATGCTGAAGTAGATTATTCTCCTGATGAAATTATACATATAAAAGAAAATTCCTTCCATGATATATACAGGGGAGTTTCTAGATTAAAACCTGCCGTTCGCACTATGTCTTTAATGGCAAATATGCGGCAGTTTCAAGATAATTTCTTTAAAAACGGGGCTGTGCCAGGGTTGGTTTTAAAAAGTCCTAATACTTTATCGGAGAAGATTAAGGAGCGAATGCTTCAATCTTGGCAGGTAAGGTATCAACCTACAGCAGGAGGCAGACGGCCTCTAATTCTGGATGGTGGAATAGAAATAGATGCTATTTCAAATGTTAACTTTAAAGATTTAGACTTCCAGAGTTCTATAGGTGAAAACGAAAAGATTATATTAAAGGCGGTAGGAGTTCCTCCAATTTTATTAGATTCAGGCAATAATGCAAACATACGTCCAAATATGAGGATGTATTATTTAGAGACAATACTACCTATAGTACGAAAAGTTAACTTTGGACTAGAAAGATTTTTTGGTTTTAGTATAAAGGAAGATATTACTAATATTCCTGCTCTACAGCCTGAATTACGAGATCAATCATTTTACTATTCTGGATTAGTCAATGCCGGTATTATAAGTGCAAATGAAGCAAGATCACAATTAGGGTTCGAAGCTCTAGAAGGACATGACGAACTACGAATACCAGCAAATATAGCGGGTAGTGCTTCAAATCCAAATGAGGGCGGTAGACCCGTAGAAGAGGAAGAAGAATGACAGAAAAAAAGATAAAGCTACATGAAAAATATAGGATGTTAGCCTTGAAATATTTTGCAGATACTTCTGCAAAGCAAGGGTATCTTATAAGCAAGGAAGAGGCGATGAAAACCAAATGGTTGGAAGAGTCTTACCTTGATGATGAGGTTTGGTCCAGTTCTTGGGATAGTATTATAGGAACCATGCAAAAAGTTTTTCCAGAAACTAAGGACCTGAAACCAAAAGCCAAAGCAGCCCCTAAAGTTGTTAAAAAGGGAAGCTCGGGAGGAGAGAATGGAAAAAGTATTTAATCTAACCTCTACTTTTAAGTCTCATACTGAGGATGATGGTAGTATTAAAATCCGAGGTATGGCTAGTACTGCAGATTTTGACCGCGCGGGCGACTCTATATCAGCAGACGCATGGACTAAGGGTGGGCTAGATAATTTCGAGAAGAATCCTATAATTCTTTTCAATCATGATTACAATAGGCCGATTGGAAGAGCGACTCAAGTCAAAGCTTCCAAAGAGGGTCTTGAGTTAACAGCAAAAATAAGTAAATCAGCAGGTGATGTTGCTGAACTAGTTAAAGACGGTGTTCTTGGAGCCTTTTCTGTTGGTTTCCGAGTCAAGGACGCTGATTACTTAGAGGAAACCGACGGATTGAGAATAAAGGACGCTGAATTGTTTGAGGTATCGGTAGTATCTGTACCCTGTAACCAAACAGCTACTTTTTCACTGGCGAAGTCCTTCGACTCGATGGATGAGTACGAAGATTTCAAAAAAACTTTCACTAATAGTGACGGGGCGCAAGTCCAAAAGGAGATAACGATGTCTGAAGAGACACAACAACCCGTTGACTTGGAAGCTTTTGCTAAAAAAGTAGCTGAGGAAACTGCTGCTAAAATTGCAATGAAGCAAGCCGAGCAAAAAGCAGCCGATGAGGCTGTACAAAAAGAACTAGCTGAGAAAGCAACTGCGGAAGCAGAAGCTAAAGCTCAGCAAGAAGAAGAAGTCAAGCAAGCAGTAATAACTGCTGTTGAGTCTGGTACTGACCGCTTGACTACTGACATGAAAAAAGAATTCGAAGCTGCAAAAGCTGATGAAATCAATGAGCTTGTTAAGAAGTACGAAGCTCAGGTTAAAGAGAAGGCCGACGAACTCGAAGCTATGCGTAATCGCAAATTTGAGTTTGGTTCTAAAAGCAAGGAAGACTTTGCTAAAGACGCTCTTCACGCTAAAGTCCTTGGTGCAATTACCAAGAAAGGCTGGGATACCGACTATGGTAAGGAAGTCTTTGAGAAGGCAGGTGTAGATTTTGGTACAAGAACTTCCGCTGGTAACGTTGACGTTACTGTAAGCCAGCAGTTTGAGCAAGAAGTTGCACTTGAAACTCGACTTCTTCCCTTGTTCCGTGAGATTCCTGTAACTTCAGGAGCAACAGTTATGCCTTTCGCGGCAGATGTTGCTGCGGCAACCTTTGGTACGGCTTTTAGCGTTGATACTACGTCTCAACGTCTTGACAATGGCGGAACTGATGGTGATTATGACATTACTACTAATGTCTTACAAACCGAGCGATTGGCAGCAGGTACCTATATTGATAACAATATAGATGAGACTTCTTTAGTTTCATTCCTGCCAATGATTACTCAAGCTCTTGCACGCTCACACGCTATAGCAATCGATCAGATGATTCTTCTCGGTACTGGCGGTCCTACTGCTGGTATTGCAGGCGGAGGCGGATCAGATAAAAGTTCTGGTCTACAAGCAACTACAGCAGCTTGTACTGCACAACAAGATGGTGCACCTGCATTCGCAGACACTATGCTTGAAATTGGTCGAGCAGCTATGGGCAAATATGCGGTTAATCCTGCTGATATTGTCTATGTTGTTACTATGGATGCCTACTATGATCTACTTGCACAAGACGGAAAGTTTGTGACTGTAGATAAGGCTGGCTCTGATGTGGCTACTAATATCAACGGCATGATGGGTACTATATTTGGTTCGCCACTTATTGTTTCCGCGGAAATGGTCGCTGCTAACACAAGTACTGCAGCTGCTATTATAAATACTAGCCGATATGTGGTTGGAAGACTCAAAGGTGTTAGCATTGAAACTGATTACGAAGTTGGTAAGCAGCGAAATGTTCTGGTTGCTAGCCAGGCACTAGGATTTAAGTCACTTGAAGGCACTGCAGGTGCTCATACCTTAACCTACGCGTCTAACGCTTAATAGCACTCTGATTACTTTTAGTAATCATGGAAACTGGGGGAGGGTCTCCTCCCCTAAGTTTTTACTAATTGACTTATGGCAGATTTAATAACATTAGCTAGTTATAAAGAAGCAGAAGGCTTGAGTACTCCAAAAGAGGACTTGAGAATTACTGCTTTACTTCCTTCTGTAAGCCAATTAGTAAAAACTTATTGTGGAAACAGTTTTGTAGATTTTTATTCAAGTAATAAAACAGAAACTTTTAATATTGACTGGGGCACTTATATTGTACAACTTACTGAAAGCCCTGTTAATACGATTGTAAGTGTTCAAGAACGACAGTCTTATAGTGCTTCATATGTTACATTGACAACAGGAGCTTATGAATACGCTTTAGATACTAAGACAGACAGCATTTTACGTACTAATTCCGGTAGTTATCAGAACTGGGCACAAGGAGTAGATGCAGTCAAAGTAGTATATACAGCAGGCTATAGTGCTGTACCAGACGATTTAAAACTGGCAGTAATTGATTTAATTACTTACTACTTAAAAGATGAACACAAAGAGAGAAGAACTATTGCAGGAGCTAGTATACAAAATTCCTCAAGTTCGTCTCAACGAGATAATGTGGCTTTTCCTGATCACATAAAGCGAGTCTTAGACTTGTATAAGAATTTTTAATGTCTAAAGCCAGTCATGATAAGTTTTTAGTAAAACTACACGATGAAATGCAAAGAAGTTCTCAAACGTATAGAACTACTGTTTCGGACAAAAAAAGACACGTATTTACTTATAGAGCAAAAGATATAAGAGCTGCTTTAAAGACTCTTCTTGATCTTGAGGAAAATAGCAAAAAGAAAAGAGATGGTTCAACTTTTCAAAAAGAATATGGTAAGCTAGTTACTAAACTTACTACTGATTTACGAAGAGACTTCCATAAAATAGCAGGGGAAGTATTTAATCAAGTAATTGCAGACGATATTAGAGGTGGAGTAGTTGTTATAGCTTATGAAATGAAAGAATCTCGTAGAAGTAACTATGAGTTAGTTAAAGGTGTTTATTTAGAACACTTAACCGAGTTTTACCAAGCTTTCTCAAAGTTATTAAAGAAACCTTTAACTAGACCAACAGGTAAGGGTAAGAAAAAAACAACGAAAACATTGACAGAAGTAGGAGATGTTTTTAACCTCGGACACAAAGAAGGGGGTAGTAATATTGAGCATCTGATGAATGATTCTGTTCATTCAGCTTTAGAGACTGCTTATGGAAGTTCTGAACTAACTCCCGAAGCAAAAAGAGCAATAATAGATAAGTTAGGGGAAGAAGACGCAGCTTCAATTTTTAAGGTGTATCAAGACGCGGACGACGGAGTTATATACGTAAGTTTAGAAGGTGCTTGGGGGAACTATACTAAAGGTGGTAAGGACGAACAGCAATTAAATAGAGATTTAAAGAGTGTTCTCGAAAAATTAGATATAGAGGAGTTACGAGGCTCTGATAGCTTAATAGAAGGCCATAGAAAGAAACTAATTAAAGCATTAATACAGCCTTATTTTAAGCAAAAAAATGTTGTAAAAATTAAATACGAGAATACAAAACCAAGTGGTACTAGTGAAACCAAGTTTGAGCATAAACCAAAAGTCACCGCGGGCAGTGGGGCAAGAAAGATGGCAGCTAAGAAAACTATAGCTGCACAAAAGGCCGCAAAACAAACAGTTCCAAATTTAGCCTCTATTTTAGGCTTTTTAAATATGAAACTACCTGATGTAGTTGCAGGAAATATGGGAGATCCAAGACTTAATTATAGAACTGGACGATTTTCTCAAAGTGTACGAGCAACGGATGTAAGTCAAACTGCCCAGGGTTTTCCAAGTATTGGGTATACATATGATAAGGCCAACTATGGGCAGTTTGAAAACACGAGTGGAACTAGGTTTGCGGATATTGATAGAGACCCCAGACCTTTAATTGATTCGTCTATACGAGAAATCGTAATGCAACTAGGAATGGGCAGAATTTATACTAGGAGACAGTAATGACCGCAAGAGTATATGCATCTAGACGAAAGCGCATAGTTGATGCTCTTGTTTCTAAGCTAAAGACCATAAATGGTCAGGGCGCTTTCCTTACTGATGTAGGTGAAAACGTCCATCCTCGAATGAAATTTTGGGATGAAGTAGATGAATTTCCTGCACTTCATTTAAATGCGGGTAGCGAGACTAGAGAATATCAGTCCGCGGGAGTAAGAGACAGGTTTTTATCGGTAAATATTCGATGCTATGTGCAATCTGATGATGCACAGGAAGAATTGAATGAATTGATGGAAGATGTCGAAACAGTTATCGAAGATAACTCAAGATTAGAGTATACTGACAAGATGAATACTGTCTATTATACTCAACAAATCACGGTCATTAGTATTGATACTGATGAGGGTGTACTCGAACCTTTAGGAGTAGGCGAAATGCTCATTGAGGTTCGTTATTAGAAAATTCTGGCACGAATAAACATTCACGACCAGTCTTTTCAAGATCATAGGAGATAACTATGGCTGAATATTTACATTTTAGTAGAGATTCGCGTCTCTACATGGAAAAAGACGGCTATCTGTGGTCTATTCCGGTACTTGATGGATTCAGTTTCTCTCAAGCAACGAATGCATCAGAGATAACTCTCAACGAAATGGAGGACTCTTCAGGTCGTTCACGTAGAGGTCGTAAAATGTTTACGGATTCTCTATCAGCGGCAGAATGGTCGTTTTCCACTTATGCTCGTCCTTTCTTAGCTGCTGCGGGAGCTAATGAAGATGGAACAGGTAAAGCCAACTTAGATACAACTGCTCAAGTTCACGCTGTTGAAGAAGCCCTTTGGGTTGCTATGGCAGGTCAAAACGTGTACAACAGAGCAGGAAGTAAATTTACGCATCCAACAACAGGGGGCTCAATTTCAAGCTTTACTGTTGATGATGCAACTGATACTGATTCTGGAGACAGAGCTGATAACACTTACGTTTTTAACGTAGGAAGTGGTCAAAATAGTAGTAATATAACCTACACCGGTGCTGGAGTAAACGCTGTAATTTCAGTAACTGTAGCAAGTGGTGTTTCAACTATTACTGTAACAGAAGCTGGACAAAAGTTCAAATCAGGTGAGACAATAGTAGTAGATGGTGAAGGTCTTGGCGGTGATGCCGATTCTGAGAATATGACTATAACTATTTATGCAGAAAGTATGATTCAGTATACAGCAGCAGCAACTAATGCTAATACTAGTCCAGATGGAACTCCTGCAAAGACTGTGGGAACTCCAGGTGCTACTCCTGTCTATAATAACGCAGGTACTGCTTCTGATAAATCTGTAATTAACTTTACTGACTCAAACAGAGCAGCACTAGGAACATTCAATTTGTACTTCATTCTCTCAGATAGAAGTGCGGGTCGATTGATCTATAAGTTAGAAAATGCAGTTGTAAACGAAGCATCTATGGACTTTGATATTGATGGTATTGCTACCATTGGTTGGTCCGGAATGGCAGGACAGATTAAGGATGTAAGCCCTGGAGAAGTCACAGGCTCAAAAGCTGATGTATGGACGGCTCAGGATGGACCCCCTACTATTAGTGCAAGCAAGCAGTTCTGGATTGATACCAATGCTTCGGATAAGGTTTATATATCCAATAGTGTGGGCAGTGGAGCAACAGACAATATCATTGATGGATCAGGCGAAACATCAGCTACAATTGGTTGGAGATCAGTAATTGATGAAGGTACAGCGGATACTGGAAACTTTATTCGTAACCGACTAACTCAGTTAACTCTCGCACCTGAAACAACTTTCCGTACCAGTACTACGTTTACTGACGCAAACGGTACAGCTAACCAGACATATGAAACCTCATATCAGGTAGCTCTAACAGGTGGAAATGTTACTATTAGTAATAATATTTCTTACTTAACTCCAGAGGAACTCGGTAAGGTTAACCAACCAATCGAGCACGTTACTGGAACACGTACTGTTACAGGAAGTCTAACTTGCTACCTAGGTAGTTCTGACGTTGCTACTAACAAAGTTGCTGACTTGTTCAAAGACTTAGTTGCTGATAATAATACTGTTATTAACAAATTTGCAATTACATTGCAGGTTGGTGGAACAGCAACAGGCCCGAAAGTAGAACTATCACTACCTACAGCCCACTTAGAAATTCCTTCACACTCTATTGAAGACGTGATCTCTGTTGAGACAAACTTCCATGGATTAGGATCAGGTGTTGGTGAAGGTGATGAAATGAAAATTACCTACAAAGCTGCCTAAAAATATTTCTTGACATTGTTGGTGTTTTGAAATATAATATAGGGTAAAGATTAGGGGGTCTTTTGACCCCCTTCTTATATAATGAGACGAAATGCCAAATTTTACATTTAAAAAAGAGGATGTTAAAGTTTATGTAGTTGATACGGTAGACAGTAATAAAACTTATAATATAGATACTAATACGATTGAATTTGGTCAAACGTTTCAAGAAAAAAGTTACGACGTAAAGACTATACAGAGTCAAGGAAGTTTTGAAGGTTCTGTAATTAATCAAGCAAACCCTGCAGAGTTTAGCTTGAATACACCTTTACTGAAAGAGGCAACAAATAAAATATTATTTACTAAGCTTCTTAATTCTGCAACTTTTGATTTATACATTTCCACTCAGTATGATGTTTGGAAGCTTGAAAAATGCGCTATTCAAGATGGGACGTTCGAGATTAATCAATCTAGACCCTTGAGATTAGCGGTGTCAGGTCAAGCATCAAAGCTGTCTAAATACACGCCTAATGCGTCTTTTAACGTGGCATTAAATGCAGTATCAGGCAAACGCGTGTACATACATGAAGTAGGTAATACTAATTGGGTAGCTATAGGAGCTTCCTCTAATACTCAAGGAGTTATTTTTACGGCAACAGGTAATGGGAGCGGTACTGGAGCACCACGACTTGCAATTCCTGGAACCCTACAGAATACTAGTATTACTACAACTACGTATATATTACCAGCTCTAAGTACGCTAACACTAGGAACCACGGACGTATCTACTGGTGTTATGTCATTAAGTGTAGAATTACAGAATGATATACAATGGAACGGTTATAATACTGTGCATGGAGCTTTAGCAGCAACTAATGCGGGAAATTCGCAATATCCAGAAAAGTTTGTAAATGGTAAAAAAATTCTGGGAGGTTCTATACGTAGGTACCTAGCAGATAATTCCACAACCGTAAATACGTGGGATAATAATACTAGTATACGATTAGTTGCAGGTAACGGTACTCAAGGTTTAGACTTTAATATCAGTAATACTTCTTTCACAAATAGAATGACCGCGAGTGGTGAGATATTTATGGAAGAGTACAACTGGAGAATGACGCAAAACCCAACAGCGCTTTCAAGCGTAATAACTTATACAACAACATAATAGGAGTAACAGAAGTATGGATTTAAAAACATTAGTAGTCGACAGCAAGGCAGTCTGGGTAGAATTTGCCGGCCTCGACGGGTTCTCGGTAGAGGTTGCAAACCTTTCACGAAAAGAACTAAATAGAGTTAGAAAGAAGTGCACAACTTCAAAGTTTAACAGAAAAAGTAGACAAATAGAGGAAACCCTCGATGATGATAAGTTTGTAGTAGAGTTTACAAAAGCAACTGTTAAAGGTTGGAAGGGATTAACTCTTGAGCACTTGGAAGGGTTACTCTTAATTGATGCAAGTGAAAAAGATAAAAGCGATGAAGTACCTTATAGCCAAGAGAACGCAGAAATTTTAGTCGGACAATCAGCAGAATTTGATACATGGCTCAACGAGGTAGTCTTTGATCTAGAAAACTTTCGCAGAGGAACAGAAGAGCCTACTCCTAGAAAAGCTGGAGGAACTGCTAAAAAATCTTGATAGTGGAATGACGCAAGATCGTTATTTCGAAATGCAAGAACAAATGGGAATAGAGCCAGACTGGGAAACAGTTCCAGTTGATTTCAGTGAATTCCCTCCCCTTGTACCTTATGCATTGGAAATATTTGGACGCATGGGAGATAGGGTATATCCGGAAATTGGATATATTGGAAAAGATTATACTAAATTAAACCTTTATATGGAGGTTTATGAGATAGATAAAAAAGATAAAGATTTATTATTAGAAATTTTGGAGCACCTTGACGCCAGAGCTATCAAAAAATCTTCCGATCAATTAAAGCGGGAGTATGATAAGATAAAGAGAAAAAAATAGTGGCAGCAAATGAAATTACATTTAAGGTAAAAGTTGAAAAAGACGGCAACTTAAAAGTTATTGCTAAAGATTCTGAGGCGGCGGCGCAAGGAACTGAAAAACTTGGTAAAGAAACCGATAAGCTAAGTAAAAAACGTTCTGGATACCAAAAAGTTGAAAAAGGGGTTGGTCAAGCCGGCCTTTCTACTGCTAAGGGATTCTCCAAACAAGCCGGAGCCATTAGTAGCGGGCTTGTTCCTGCTTATGCTGTTCTTGCGGCAAATATCTTTGCTATTACTGCTGCCTTTAATGCCTTGAAAGAAGCCGCTCAAGTCAAAGCCCTAGAAGAAGGCTTTGCTGCGCTCGGAAATGAAGTGGGACGAACATCTACTTTAATGGCAGACAAGTTAGTAGAAATTACTGATGGTGCTTTATCTATGTCCGATGCGTTGCGTGCTTCTGCAGCAGGTTTCTCTGCAGGATTTAGTATGACAGAGATGGAAGGTCTTGCAGAAATTGCGAGAGGGGCTTCTATTGCTCTTGGTAGAGACCTCGGGGATGCTCTTGATCGTCTTGTCCGAGGTACTGCAAAACTTGAACCAGAAATTCTAGATGAATTAGGAATTTTTGTACGATTAGATGATGCTGTCGAGGCTTATGCATTAACACTTGGTAAAACAGCTGAGCAACTTTCACAAACTGAACAGCGACAAGCATTTCTAAATGCAGCCCTCCTACAGGGAGAAAGAAAATTTGCAGCGGTAACAGATATAGATGTCAATCCGTTTAATAAACTTGCTGCTTCAGCAAAAAACTTAGCAGAAAACTTCTTACGCATAGTAAATGTTGCTATAGTCCCTTTCATAGACTTACTTAGTAAAAATAGTTTAATCCTTATAGGTGTATTAACTTTATTTGCAAGAACTGTAGCGACTCAAATGGTTCCTGCCTTATTTCAAATGGGGGAAGCACAACGTGACAGTGCCAAAGAAGCTTTAGAAGGCTCTCAAGCTGCAAAAAATGCTCAAGATGAAGCTATAAAAGGGCATGAAAAGCAAATCCGTACTACAAAAACTGCAATGGGTGAGCAAACAAAATTTGCCAAACTCCAAAAGCGCATGGGAACTAGTAAAGAACGAAAGGGTGATCGAGAAGCAATGTTAAAATCACTTAAACGTTCCTCCGCTATAAGACTGAAAACTATTAATGATGAAACTAAACAGACCTCTGATGCCTATAAACGAGAGAAACAGGAAATCGATGATCTAATTGAGAAATTAGAAGAATTAGAGCAAGCTAGAAAAGGCGCAGGCCCCCTAGGAGAAGACTTAAGCATACGACAAGGTTTAGCAGATGCCGAAGATAATCTAGCCGACTCTATGGAAAAGGTTAATAAAGCAGGTATGTTTGGAGGTTTTGTAGAAGCATGGAAAGGCACTAAACAATACACTAATGAGGTGCATGAAGCTAGCGGCAAGAATAAAAAAGCAGCCGGAGTAGCAGGCTTTCTAGCATCAAAACTAAAATGGCTCCCAAAGTTATTTACTGGAGCGTCAGTTGGTGCAAGACTGTTTGGTCTTGCCCTGCTTAATATGATACCTATTGTAGGACAAATATTAACAGTTGTAGGCTTCTTAATTTCAATTTTCTCAAAATGGCTCGGTAAAACTACTGAGGCTAGTGCTGCTATGGATACAGTAAATGAAATTACTTCAACTATGCCCGACAAGTATGAGCAACTTTCAAAAACAATGGCAAAATCCGAAGTACGAGCCGCAAAGCTTGGAACAGAAATGCAAAGAAGTGCAGAACTAGGGTTTCGGGCAGGTAAAAAATATCAAGTTTTAAACGGTGTTCTAAATGAAACAGAAGAAGCCTTTGCCATGATGGCTATTGCTATAGAAAGCGGTAACATTACTGCAGCAGATAAAGTAAAGTATGTTTGGGATAAAGCAGTTGAGAAAATAATGTGGGTCTGGGACGGTTTTGTTGAGGGCGTAAAGAAAACCTGGGACGTTTTAACAGGCTGGATAGATCTTGATATATTTCCTACCGATGAAGATGTTGCTACTAATTTAATTCAAGAGGCGTATTTAAATCCTTTACAGAAACTAGAACAGCTTGATCCTAAAGGATTGAAAAAAATAATGGATACACTCGACCTAAGTGATCTGGGCGACACAGGAGGCCCAATAACTAGTGTTACTGATTTACGTGAGCGCATCCTGTCTTTAGCTAAAGCTCAGGCAAAATCCAGCAATCAGGCTGATATAAATGCTAAAACAATGGAAATTGTAAGAAATGTTTTATCACAAACAACAACAGCAAGTGAGGGGTTAGTAAAGTCTACTGTTGGGGTTACTAAAGCATTTGAGGAAGCGAACGAAAAAGTTAAAGGATTTTTTTCAAGTTTAAGAGGAAAGGATAAATTCTTAGGTTTAGCAAATGATGCCAGCGCTTTAAAAGACGAGCTAAAGTTAATAGATATTACATCAGAGGAAGGCCTGGGGACTCTTAATAATATAAAAACAACCACTGGTCAGTGGCTGAAGTCTTTTGTCGACGCAGCTAATCTAGACTGGGACACAGCAGGCCCGGAACAATTAGCAGATGTATTGGAGAACGTATCAACCAAAGCAAAAGCGATTGCGACCGCGCAAGAAAATGCAGCTTTACACGCTAAACACTATGCAGCACAACTTGCGGAGGCAAAAGCACAGTTTAAGAAGCTAGAAGCATCTTTTAAGCTTCTTGATTTTATAGACACACAGAATGTTTTTAATAAGACTCTAAAAACCGCAGAACAACAACAAAAAAGACAGAATGCTTTAAAAACTGCAGAATTACAACTCCAGAAAGATATTCATGACGATAAAAAGAGAATGTTACAATATGAGATGAAAATACAAAGGCTCAACGCAGAATTACTGCTGACAGAGGCAGTAGTAGGATCGGAGCAGCATAGGATATTAACAGAGCAAATTGATTTGATAAATAAAATCGAAGACGCTCGAGAAAGAACTCTTGATACAGAAAATAAAATAGCAAAGGCACTTATAAATCAGAAATACTATAAAAAAGACGTAACTCGTAATCAACAAGCAGTAGCGGGTGCATCAAGTGGTACTATGACAGATAGAGTTATGGCTGCTGGCCAACTGGGAGGGCCCCCTCAACTAAATAAAGAAGAATTCCAGCAGGCAAAAGTAGATGAGTGGATGGCGGCCGGCCATCAAGAACCTCTTCTCCAGGAAGACATAGATAGCTCCTTTGATGCAGCACAGAAAATGACAGACCTAAAATATTTGGGACAAGTTATAGGGGTAACTAAAGGATTAATGTCCTCCTTAGGTGAAACCCTGAAAGGGTTGGGCCCAGACGGAGAGTTAGTTTTAGCTATACAAGCTGGTACGTTTACTATGACTGAAGGTGTTATTTCTTTAAATACCGCACTTCTAGCAACCGAAGATAAGATGTTGCAAGGAGCTGCAGCTGCAGCTACTGTTGCTTCTACTATTGCTGCTACTTCCCAAATAATGATGGCGGCCTCAAACGCTAGGGTTGCAGGGATTGATAAAGAGATTGCAGCAGAACAAAAGCGTGATGGAAAATCAAAAGAAAGCCTTGCAAAAATAAAAGCACTGGAAAAGAAAAAAGAAGCAGAGAAAAGGAAAGCTTTCGAACAAAATAAGAAAATGATGATGGCTCAAACCGTTGCAAATACTGCTGCGGCTATTATGGCTACCATGGCTCACGACGGCTGGTGGGCACTCCCACTAGCAATAATGATAGGTGCAATGGGTGCTGCACAGCTTGCTATTATTGCAGGAACTTCGTATAGCGGTGGCGGTAGTATGGGAGACGTTAATGCTGGACCTAGTAAGATATCAACAGGAAAAAGAAGAGAAAATGTAGATATTTCAAAGTCCCAAAATGCTGGAGGAGAGTTAGACTATTTCCGAGGTGCACAAGGAACCGGTGGGCCGGAGAATTTTAGAGGAGCTTTCTATGGCAGAAAACATAGAGCATATGGCGGAAATGCGGGATACATAGTCGGTGAGCAAGGACCAGAACTGTTTATGCCAGATCGTCCAGGTACTATAGTACCCGCAGATGATACTGCAGAAATAGGAGGAGGAGCCGGCATCGTAAACTTTAATATTAATACTATTGATGCCACAGGTGTAGAGGCAGTTCTAGAAGAACAACAAGGAAATATAATTGGAATGCTTAGACAAGCAGCAAATTCTTATGGAGAAGAGTTTATGGAAGATATTGATGAGTCTATATATTCCTCACCGGTCGTGTCAGACGGGGTGAGCAGGAGATAATATAATGGCATTACAAGAAATATTACCTGATCCT